CTAAGACAGCGTCCCGCCGGCCAGCCGGAACTGCTTGATCAAGTCCCCAACGCGGTGCTCACGCTGGCCATAGCCTGCCCCAGGTAAACTGGCCCAGATGCCCTGGCACTTCCTGATGGCAGTTTCGATCCGGCCGGCATGCACGTCCGGCAGCGCCCGACATTCGCGAATGTGCTGCAGGGCCAGCAGATCCTGGCTGATCGGACTGAAATCCGACAGCTTGAGCAACGCCCTGTAATGCGGCCAGTCCTTGAGCATCTGTTGGTACCGGCCGGATGCGTTCGAGGTCAGCCCCTTACTGTTAATGACCTTGGACTTCCGGCCCCTGGCAAAGGGATGATCGGTAAAGTCCTTGAACACTTCCGGCTTCCGGTCGATGCCGGTGACGATCACGTCGTAGCCATCCATGGCCGTGGCGGGCGAGGTGCCAGTGCCCTCTGCCCAAGCCAACATATCAAGGAAGGCGAGCGCGTTGCGGCTCCCTGCCCTGCTCTCTGAAAGTCTTGCCATTACTTTTCTCCAGACGAAAAAAAACCGCCGTAGCGGGTCTGATGGTTTGATGTAAGTCGAATCTTGGATCGAGCTGCGCGTTAGGTTGCGATCACGTCGGGCAGTGCATTAGCTAGGGATTTAATCAGACCGAACCCCTCAACCAACGCCGTCGCACGGACACCCACGCCCTGCCCGTTCGATACAGTGACATCGCCCGAAACAGTGCCCGCGCTCGTATCCAGCCAGGCACAGGAGGCTTGAGTCGCTACCGGGCCAGGTGTGTTGCCCAGGCGCATGTTGCGATCCATCAGCACGGGACCAAACTCGGTGTCGCCATGGATATCGCAGCGCGAGCTTTCGATAGCGACCATGCCGCCCGAGACGCACCAGCTGTAGTCCCCACCATTGAGGACCATGTGCGAATTCTCATGGCAGGAGGCGCCTTGCGCGGACTGGCCGGCTTTGTCGCCGCTGTATTTTCCCTTGCACGCGTTCAACTCCATGTATCCGGCACCAGTCAGCACATGCACGTTGAACGCGTCATTCGCAATTCGGTAGGACTCAACACGGGTGCAAATGGTCGATTCATTTTGTCCGGCCGCACCGACCCCACCGTTCACCGCGTACTCCACCAGGGAATCCACAACGGCCAGGTGGCCAGTGCCCCTCGGTTGTCCAAACAAACCGTTATGCAGGCAGTTCACCAGCGCATGCCGGGCCACGACGTTTTTCACGGTTAACAGCCCAAACCCGGTGGTGCCTACGCACGTATTGCGGCGCGCAATCTCAAACGTGTGCAGGGAGGCCGCCGAGTCGTCCCATAACCTCACGTACAGCACGCCCCCGGCATAACCAAATTCACCCCGGTCCGGGGTCGTCGGGGTCAAGGTGTTGGCTAACAGCTTGGGATGGAAAGCTTTCCCGTCGATGATTTCCGTCAGCGAGGTCACCACCACTTGAGACAATAGGGTGTAGCCCAACGACCGCGAATAGATTGGCCCGGCACCCGACCAGCTGGCCGACAACAGATCAGAGCCGTAGATGTGCCAGGGCGCATCGTCGACGCCTTCAATAACCAGATCCATGGTGGACTGGTAGACAATTTCCTGCCGCAGCGGGTTGCTGGCCGGCGCCCGAACCTTGATCACCCAGTCCGGTAAACCCGCACAAAGCGCCTGAGCCACTGCCAGCGAATTGACGGGTGACAAGGCGCTGCCGGTGCCCGCCGCCGTGCCAGTTACCGTATCGACAAACAGGGGGTTGGGCGGTGAAACGCGGGGCACAGGCGGCAAGGGAACCCCCGTTCGCCAAGTTGGCATGATGAGCATCATTCACCCCACTGCTAAGTCATCGAGCCCGCCACGGGCCTGGCGTGCGGCCGCCTCAGCAATATCGGCGGCGCCCATCGCCTGAATGGCTTCTTCGGTCAATCCAGCGATGGCACGCGCATCGAACAGGCAGCGATGCTCAAAGGTCGATCCGTCTGAAAGCGTGATGTGCCCCAGCATTTGCAACTGATTGTCACCGTCGCGGGTGGGCGGCTCGATCACGATGCTGGTGACTTCAATAAAATCGGACATATCGCGGCTCACTATTTCTTTTGGATGCGGATGGAAACAATCGCCAGGGAGTTGGGCAGCGTGTCGTTAGCCGACCCCCCCTGACGCGCAAGGCGCAACGTGGTCGAGCGAGCGGGATCGATTACCAAATTGGCCGCGACCTTGGATTCAGTCACCAACCACGGACCGGGATTGGCGGCGATGATGCTGGACCCGCCGGCCGGGACCGCGTTGATCGACTCGCCAACGGCCCACCGATGAATCTCCCCACCCAGCACAACATTGCCGGCGTTCGCTGCGACGTTGACCCACTTCACGTACACATCCACTAAGGTCCAATGCGATGGCAGGGCCAACGGCATGGAAATATAGGAAGCGCTGCCCGCCGGAAAACTCCAGGCGCCCAACCGACTGGTGATAACCCCATACGTTGCCCCGCCTTGCACCAGGTCGAACCCTTTGGCCTGCAGCTCCCAGGATGTGACCGCGTTGGCCGGATCCGCTGTGACCGCGTCGATAATGGCGCGCAACTCGGCGAAGGCTTCTTGATTGGGCAGCATGTTGTCGTACAGCCACTTTGCCAATGTCGGCAGCGGGCCAGACTCAGTGGGTAACGATTCGTCCATACGACCATGAACAAAAAGATGCTGCAGGGCCGCCGCCGCCTGCGAGCGCTGCGCCGCTTCCGACAACTTGCCCGCAGAGGCCTCCAGTGCGGAAATGTCAGTCATTCAGGTTTCTCCAGGCGAAAAAAAACCGCCGTAGCGGGTGAGTTAGATTTGACGAATCAGGCGATCAATAGCCGGGCGCCCTGCCAAGGGCACGCCAATGCACAGTGACCCCCATCAGATTGGTGTCATTGAACAACTTAAACTGCGTTTCGTTGACGGCAAACGCGCCGGCAGCATTGCCATCCCCGTCCACCGAGTTGGTATTGATCTTGTTGCCAAAGCAGTTGTAAACCTCAGCAAATGGCGTGGGAAAGTCGATTGGCGCGGTGGTCGTGTCCGGCGGGCAATAACCAGTACCCCATTGCTCCAACAACCCAGTGGCCTTATCGAGTCGCCAGCCATTGGCCGCCATCAGCGCGGTGTTTTTGTCCTGCTTGGTCGCGGCCAGGTTGTCGATGGCCGCTTGTTTGGCCGCCAACGAGGCATTGATCACCCCCAATGCGGCATCAATGGCCGCTTTGGTATACGCATCACCGATCCCATAGCCGGCCAGGGTGATCGCGTTATTGGCTTTTTGTGACAGCAGCCAATCGGTTTCCGGCTTGGTGTAAGCATTCAAGATGCCGTAACCGGCCAGGGTCGTTGCCTTCACGGCATAGGCCGCGCCGAACGCCTGGATAGCCTTGAGCAATTGCGTGTTGTCGTTCTCGTCCAACGCCGGTAGGTAATTGAGAACGACGTGCGCCAATTCCTCCTGCAGCATGTTCAACCATTCGGCCGACAGCGGCGTCGGCGGAACCCCAAGGGTCAGCGAGCCATAACGAAACAGGCCACCCGGCGCAACCAGATCAGACCATGCTGAAATTCTCTGCATGCTTAAAGCTCCTAATTCCCCGCGATGGTCGCCGGGAGGGTGTAATGAATGGCGGTAAACAGTTCGTCCACCTTGAGCGCGATGCTGTCGACCTGAGGCCGCCCGTAGGCCATCACCACATCCGTGTACTGCGGCGCGTCACGCTGCAGACGGCAGTCCAACGCCGCCGCCTCGACCGACCCGTAAGCCTCCAGCGGTACCGAGGCAAGCCAACCCCAGGGCCAACCATCGCCATAGAGAAAATCGCCGGCATTGGTCGCCCCCACCCGCGCCGGGCAAAACTCCTCAATCACCAGGGGAACCCCGCTTTGCCGGCCAAGCTTGCGGTAGTAGCCCAGTTGCGGCGCGCCGGTGCCCGTGAGTTTGTCGATCACCGCCGCGCGGCGCTCTTCAAGGGTCTGCGAGCCTGGCACCACGCAAAGGTCCGGCAACCCTAAATAGCCTTCCCACACTGGTAGCAGGACCGTTGCCGTAGCCGGGTTCAGCTCCAACAACAAGGCCTCACCGTTGCCGTCGACCCTTGCCAGCTCAGGTGCCAGCGCGGCCAGCAGTTGCGCGATATCCGGTTGTTGCTCCAGATCGAACGCCGGCCCAGGGGGCAACAACTGGCGCAGCTGCTGGAAGTAGTCCGCCTCTGCTTCGGTCAAGCCCATGTGAACACCCCCGCGACCGCTACTTCATTGGCCCCCATCACTACATCCCCGGCCGGGGCAATCAACGTGTGATCGTCCACCCCGGCGGTATTGCTGATTGCCTTGTGGACATGAGTACCCAGCAAGGTTTTCCCTGGCCCGCCTTCATCATCGACCAGCACCCGCAATGACTTCTCAGCAGCGGCACGCAGCGCGGTGCTGTCAGGCTTAACGCGCAGATTGAAGTTCAGCGTGCGCGGCACAGCGCCCAGGGCATACACCTCAGACGTCACCGGACGCTTTCTGTCCAGATGGGCTTGAACCTCGGCGACCTGTTCAGGCGTTGGAAAAATATCGGGATCGCCATCACGCACGAACGCCAGGCCAAAGGTGCCCGGCCCCATCCAGCGTGGCAGTGCCCAGGCCCGCGTGACGCCTGGAACCTCCAAGGCCCACTCTACAAAGTCATCACCATTGCCGACCTTGCTGGGGTTCTTGAACGCCGCCTGCACCCGTAGGCGTAGCGCTTCGATGCTTTCCAGATCCGTGCCGCCCACGATCCCATCGGAACCAATGACGGCCGTAGCGCTGACCCCTATCACCGGCGTGACCGCCGTCAAGGTGCCGCCCTGTACGTTACCCGTAACACCGGCGGTTTCCGCCCGTAGCTTCAACGTCGCCGAACCATCGACCAGCCGCGCGGTTTCCATGACCACATAACGGCGCCCATCGGAAAGCTGATAAACCTGATCAGCGTCCACCAGAGCGCCGGCAGCGCCGACCACCGCCGCCCCGCCCTTTGCCGCCACAGCCAGGTTGCGACCGCCTTCAAGGCGCCACGCCGCCCAACGCAACAACATCTCCTCATCACAGGTGGCCGGGTTGGACTGGCGGGCAATCCAGTCCTGATAGCCATAGATCCCGTAGGCCGCACCACCCAGCGCCCGCGAAGTCACCTTGGCATCACCCCGGCGCAGAGCGTCCGGGGCGTTTCGTTCAAAGTCTGCCTCAATGCGCTTGATCAGCGCCGGCAGCGTTGGCGTCTCATACTGCATTGATCAAACTCCAAGCGTCTTCAAAAGCCAGCTGCAGCGTCTCGCCGTTTTGCTCTACCAGCTCGACCCGCAAATTCATTCGGTCAACACCCTGGCGCTCGGCCGTTACCGTAACGGCCGTGACAACCTGATCATCAACCATCCAGGCCAATGCCTCCTCCGCGAAGGCCTTGGCATCCTTGAGCGTGTCCGCCACCAGCGTGCGCCGGCGCAACAACCACAGACGAGAGCCGAACTTGTCACCTGCTACTGACGGCACACTGTCGCCCCACCAGCCTTGCCGGTCGGCATCGTCCAGCACGTCGTCAGGGCCAGCACGGCGCCAGGTGAACAGACTGATTGTCACGGCGCGGCGCAACAGTTCCTCGCGATTCATGCGCCACCTCCCGCCGGCGGGCCGCTTTGATCGGTGCCCTGCTGTACGCCGTCGTGCAGATGCTCGATCTGACTCACACCCGCAGCGACTTGATCCCCGGCCGATTCAATGCGCCCGGTGGTGCTGATCAGCGGCGTATTGAAGTTCACCGACTCCGACGCCTTGACGTTCAGCGTCACCGTCTCAATGTCGATCACCCGGCCGCGCTTCATATGGATTCGGTCGCCTTCGTCGGTGTAGATGGCGACTTCTCCCGGATTCAGCCCAACAAGGCGGTGGCGGCGGTCTGAAACAACGATCACGACCCCATGGCTACGATCCCCGCCAAAGAACCCGGCAAGCGCCTCAGCGCCCGCCAGGGGGCTTGCCGTGAAACCGTAAGGCTCAAGGTGTTCCATGTTGTCTTTGACTTCGCCGGCCGTTAGCCGCACCTGCAGGCTCTGCAGCTTGCTGGCCGAGTTAGCCAGGGCAACCACCCCACGCGCCAACAGGTTCGCTATGCGGTTTTTCATGGCTTGTAGTCCGCTGGGATTAGGTATTCAAAGTTGTCCGTGGCTTTGCCCTTCTGCAGCTTGCGCTTTTCATAGGCATCGTTCGGTTCAGGTAGGAAGGCTTCCGGCGGCGCCACGGTGATTTTTGCCATGGTCCCTGTTTCGCTCAGCTCATAGCTGATTTCACTGATCAGCATGTCGCGATCCAGTCCAATCAACGGATCGATCACCCGCGCAATCATGTTGTGTCGCCACAGCGCGCCGTTGCTTTGTCGCCAAGCCGATAGTCTGGCCAGCGCCAAAGCGCCACAAAGCGCCGACGGCGAAGCAGCAACCTTGGCGAACCGCCGCAGAATGCATCGACTGGAGCAACTTGGGCCGCACGATCTTCCGTGACAAGCCGATGGCCTTGAACACCAGGCGCCGCGTGGCCAAAGGCTGCTGGCGACACGTGCTGACCAGCGCGAAGCCATTCATTGTCCCAATGCGCGGCACATCTGAAGCGCACACCAGCACTCACGGCGTCGACGAAGCGCTGTCGACCATCAGCGCCGGCGGCACGCATCACGCACTGGTGCAGCCGGTAGCGGCGCCGTTCCTCACCGAATGCGCCAACGGCTCATCCCAACGCAACTTCGACGCGCAAGAGCCACTGCGCACACAGGTCGCCCAAGTCAAAGGTGGCCACTTCGCGATGGTCGCCGCGCACATGACAGCCTTCGGGCAGAACGCCGTCGGCAGCTCGCCGGAAGAGCCAACACAGACCGTGCTGGCCGGCGCCGCACGACACGGTGTCGTCGCTGCGTTCTTCGAACAGGCGAACGGTGGTTTCTATACGTGTACTGCTACAAGGGGCCGCAGCGATGAACTTGCCCCCGCTGATCAGCAGCCAGCGATATCTGAACCGCGATGTCATTGCCAGAAAGGCCGCCACGTTCAAGGTCTTCGTGGTCAGGACCGTGACCATGGAGATTCGCGGCAAGCACTACCGCGTTCTACTGGATGGTCACCATAACCTGGCAGCCGCCCGCCTCGTCGGCGCAGAGCCAACTTGGAAAGGGCCGGCGCCAAAGTTTGAACGGATCATGAGGCGCATGCCGGCTGACAGCTTTGCAGCCTTCATGATCAACAACCTGACCGACAGCGACTGGTACTTCCACGAAACCGGCGAAGTGGTTGTAGACCTGCTCGCGCCACAACTCTAACCCCTCCCCCAACTCAATAACCTGCCGGTGTACGGCCGGCGAGGTATTCGTATGTCTGAGAAAAATATCAAAGCCATCATGGACCAGGCGCAAGTGTTCGCCAGCAGTTGGTCAATGGTCGGCGGGCCGTTCGCAGCAGACGATCAGCTCGAACGCGCCGAAGAAGAGAAAGCGGAACTGAAGAAGCTGGTCACCGGCGCGCTGGAGGGATCGGTGAACGCCCCGCAGGACGTGGGCGAAATGATCGAGTCGTTACTGGCCTGGCACAAGCGACAGGCTGAGCAGTTGGAGGTCATCAGCGACAACGCAAAGGAAGGCGTGACGCTTCAGCTCGGCATCGACAACCCCGTCGAGATCGTTCTGACAAAAGACATGGCCAAGGGATTGAAGATCGGTCTCGTACTCGCCATCGAGCGCCTCGGCAAACTGCCGATCAGCGTGAGCCATGACGGCGATGACAACTTCGATCCAGACGAAGACGAATAACCCCATCACCACCTTCTGCCGCCACGCGCGGAATGGAGCATCATCATGGCAAAAGTCATTGCCCAGATTACGGTCAAACTCCCGCGCCTGATGGAGGTGAGCGAGTACAGGAAGTTGCGTTACGTCGGCGGCAAGCCGAGTGTGCAGCAGTTGAAAAAATGGATTGAGGAAGGTGAAGTGATCGGAGAGGTAAAAGGCGGGATGTATTTCGTCGACGTGCAGGCGGCAATCATGGGATCGAATGACCCGCTGCTGGCCAAAATGCTGGAGATAGGCTGATGGCTGCCCGGCCGCGCACGCTTCAGAACAAGAAGCTGCCGCCTAACCTTTACCCAAACGGGAAGTACTGGCGGTACCGGAACCCGGTCACCGGTGTGATGACCAGCATTAACCGGCCGTTGGAGGAGGCAATCAAACTGGCCAGGGCTGCAAACTTGAAGTTCGCTGAACTGGTTGTGGATGACGGGTCGCTACTCGCCGTCCTGACCGGCGACCGACTGCCGATAGTGAGCAATCTGCTGCAGCGTTTCGCGGATGAATGGCTGGTAGACAGGGGATACGCCGCGCGAACCCTTGAAGAGATCAAGTTCAAGCTTGAGCGGTACCGGCAGGATCTGGGTGATCGGCTGATGGGGCAGATGGATGTGCTGGCCATGGCCGAATATCTGGACCAGTTCACCAACAACGCTTACACCAAGCACCGAGGGCTGTGGGTCCAGATATTCGCGTTCGCGGTGGCGAAAGGCTTGGCCGAGCGCAACAACGCCGAGCTGACCCTTGTGAAGAAGGAGGCGGAGAAGAAGCGCCAGCGGCACACGCTCGAAGGATTGAAGTCGATCATCAATGCCGCCACCACGCCGCCGTGGTTGAAACGTGCGATCCGGCTGGCCCTGGTCAGCCTTCAGCGCCGAGAGGACATTGTGACTTGGTTGAAGTCAGCAGCTGATATGGAGAAGAACACGCTGACAGTGTCGCCGGGCAAGACTCAGGGCTATGAAAATCCGGTCCACCTGAAAATCACCATGGGTACCGCGCTACGGGAAGTCGTCGGCGAGTGTCTGCGCTCGCCCCTGGCCTCGCCATACCTGATCCACTACAAGCCCAAGGCACGACGCCGGGAACAGATTGATGCAAAGGATCACTGGACTTCTGTAACACCGGATTACCTGACGAAGGAATTCAGCAAGGCTCGGGATGCAGCGCACGCCTACGACCATGTGCCGACCGGTGAGCGCCCCACTTTCCACGAGATTCGCGCTTTAGGGGCATGGCTGTACGAGCAGCAAAAATTCCCGCAGGAATACATCCAGGCATTGATGGGCCATGCGGACGAGAAGATGACGAAGCATTACCAGGATGGGCACGACGAAAAAGAGATCGAGTATCAGGTAGTGGGCGCCGATTTGGTGTTGTGA